TTTTAAGTGAGACGCTTGATAAAGTCATCCGTGCGGCCGGGCTCGAACCGTTATTGCATCACTGCGGCACGTCGGATATCTAGCGTTAGATCTCGAAGGGGAAGTCGAATAGGGGGGTTGTTTCCAATGCGTCCATTCCAAAAGGAAGGTAAGTTGAATAGAACACTGTCTCAAAGGGAGGCAGTACTGCATTCAACTCATTTCCGGGGTACAAAACTTGCATCTTTCCGTTCATCTTCAGATCAGCGACGAGCTCATTGTAGTAAACTTTTCCGTGGGGAGCAGCAAACTTCAGAGCTTCTTCGACGTTGGTCCGAAATTGATCGGGGTTCTTGCGAGGTCTGTACCAGTTAAGAAGATTTCCAATGGTCTTCTTGTCCATCCCCGGGAGATAGTAGCCCGGGATCACTGCATCAGTGAAGGCTGATTTGAGAAATGAAATATTCTCAAATGCGTCTGAAGGCGTCAGGTCCGAAACTTTGTCGGGCATCGTAACAGTCATTCCGATCTCAGCAGCGGCTTTCGCCAGCTCGATCCGGTTGTACTTCAACAATGCCTCGTTGATTTTCGGATCTTCACTCTTCAACACAGCGTGCAAACCATCATCGCCCAAAAAGATATTTCGGGTGTGTTTCCGGTAGGACGATATGTGAAGCCCTGTTCGAATAAAGGTAATTCGAGCAAGGATCATGTTTACCATGATGTTGAAGATTGTAGTGAAGCCGCCAGGCACACCTGAGGGTAGTCCATGATCATCTGTGTAGAGGGTTGCTCCATACAGATGAAGAGTGTGGCCGATCTCAAAGGCCACAGTTTCTCGAGCCAGACATTCCTGATCAATGTGGGTTTGATCCACCTGGAATTCGCGGTACCAGGCGTTGATAATCTTCGCAATTTGCTTGTAGAATTCAGCAAGCTGCGAAGAGTCGAACTTCGAAAAGTCCACTCCGAACAGAGTCATGGCTTGCTTATAGAGCAATCCAAAGCCAGGCCATGCTGTTCGGGGATCAACGCCAAGAGCAGATTCCAAAGGCAATCCAACCAGGTCGGGGTCCATGAAGAAGATCCTGAATGCTCCGAAGAGAACATTCATGGCGATCATCAGGTCTAGAGGGGGCGCGTTGATGATGCGCGTTGCTCCAGACTTGCACTTCGCGATGGGGCGAAGTTCGTCCTTCATGACGTCCAACCAGATTGAATTGTCCGGGATCTTGCCTTGCATTGCCAAAACCATTCGTTCCTGAACGCGGGCGGCCAAAGTAGGATCGGTGATATCATACTTTAGTCGCTCGCCCTCAAGTTGGGGGCGTTCCTTGAAGAAGGGGAATTTTCCTTTCCCTTGGTACTGTTTGTTCCAAGGGTATCCAGGAGAATTCCTCATCTCAAGGCCAGTTTCGGACATGTGTGGTGGTCCATCAACTCCATTCACCGCTTCGTCAAGTGTGAGGAGGCGGGGAGTGAGTTTGATGGGAAGGTGAGAAAGTTCGGTGATGATGGCGCTGACAGCGCAATCAACCTCCGATTCGTTCTTGAACCAAGAAGAAAGACGGTCAGTCTTCTTCACCAAATCTTTGTCGAAGTTCGCGGGATCTTCAAGCCTGGGGTCTCTGTTAGACATGACAGCAGGTTGATGAGTGATATCGCAAACTTCACCAAAGATTGGCGAAGGCTGAATTTCCGTCCTTCTTGGTTGAATGAACGCTTCGGTGGCTGAGACTCTTCCATGAAAGTCGTGGTAGAGCAGGGCAGTGTCAGCGTCTTCATCAACGGTCATCTGAAGTGTGACTTCTGATGGTTGGAAAGAAGGTTCTGTGAAGCCGGTCTCAACGGATTCCAGGGCTTCGATGGTAATAGGAACAGCGCCAGCTATTCCCTTACCACCGAAGGCATGGATCCCGCAGATTTTGCCGAGGTTCCCAAAGAAAACTGGGTTGGTGACAACCCAGGGGGATCCACAGATTCCTCTTTCTCCACCACCACGAGCGACGATCGCGAGGGGGATCTTGGTAGAGGTCATCGTTGCCGGATTGAATGGGAGTTCCGATTCAGTGTAGGCAAAGTTGGAAAAGTTGGTGATCACATCGGAGATGCGGTAACCATCCTGTCCAGTGACTCTATC